AATATTCTGTTCAAGAATTTATTTACCTCACGAAGTTCGGGAGCTGTAACGATAATACGGTTATAATCATCAACAATTTTTTCTTTAAGACCGAGTTTTTCGATAATAGCAAGACCGTTATCAATGCCGTCAACTCTGTTTGCGATTAAGTCCTTGTAGAATACAGCCAACACATCTGCTGCAAAACTGTTTTCAAGGTTGTCGCTTGCAGAGAACATACCCTGTCCACCTGCTTGTCTTTGTCCTTTTGTCATAGCTCCGAGTTGGTCAAGTCTTTTTGCGATTGTTGATATAAAACGCATCTGACCTTTCAAATCTGTTGTAACAAGTTTGAATATTGGTGCTGATGCCTGATTGCTTCGGTGTGAACGACCAAAACCCTGTACCGCATTATCAGCTTGCCAACCTGCTTCAAGCAAGTAATGAACTCTCTGCTGCTGATTCTTTGCAGCTCTGTCAGCGTGGTATGATTTACCTGTGCCACCTGCTTTTGAGAATATAATAATTCGCTTGTTGCCATTTTGGAAAGCATCTACATCGGCATCTTTTTTACTGCCGATTTTTTCCTCAATGAATTTGCCGTCTTTCTGAACAACTCGTCTTGCACGACCTGTATTTTCAGCGACCATATCTGTCCCGAAATGATTGATAATCATATCAATCGGTGATGACGGTACTTTAATGCTACCAAGTTTAGCAAGCAATTCCTCTCGCTGTCTAACCGCTTCACGATTCATAACAGGATTGCCCTTGCTATCGTAAACAGGTTTGCTTCTAACATTGCCCTCATCGTCCCTGTATTCCTCAAACTGCTGTACCGGGAATGAGTTTTCAATGTATGACATAAGCATCTGTTTTGGTGTTAAGTCAAATTCATCAAGCTCTAAATCTTCTGCTTTGAGCCTTGCAAATTCTTCATTCTGTGCCGCTTCGTTGGTACTTACCAACTGAATTACACAAGATTTTCCGTCAGCTAATTGCTTTTCAATATCTGCTATAACACTTGGTACTTGCATAGAGGTTAATATCTGATTAAAGAATCGCTGCTGTGAACTCCAAAAAGCACCCAACGCACGACCTCTTGCAGTGCCGTCTTTACTTTGGTTTGTTGTATCCAAAGCCTTGTTGATATTGTTAAGAACGATTTGCCAACTGCGTGCAAGCTCATCATATATTTTTTTCTGCTGCCCTGTGAGCTTATGAGTAATCTTGTCATAGCGTACATCTTCATAGCTGATGTTTCGGGATAAGTACACGCCCATTGCTTTCATATCTCTTGCAATAAGCTCCATTGCTGCAAGTCCACCTGCTTTAATTTTACTTACGAAATCATCACCTGTTACAAAAGCTGTGCCATCGCCCCACAAGCCAAGTCTTTCAGCATAACGCAGGTTCTCAACCTCTGTTGCACCTGTTGCGGAAGAATAAACAATTTTTGCTTTTGGTAAGGCTTCTTGCAGTGCAATACCTGCAAGACCTGTCTGACTTGCTTTTTTAATGCCCCTTGTACCCTTTGTAGCTGTCGCATTACCCATTTTATGAGCTTCATCGAATACAATTAAGCCGTCAAAGTCTTTACCAAGCCATTTAACAATTTTTTCAAAGTTTGAATTGCCGCTGTCAAAGCCTTTCGATAAAGCACTGTAACTGATCACCATAATAGCTTCATCAGTGTTTAATACGCTATCTGCTTTATTACCACCTACAAACTGTGTAACCAAATCAGAATCACCAAAGAGAGCTTTTACATCACGCTTTGCATCGTTTACAAGGCTTGAATTAAGTGTTACCCACAATGATTTTTTTCTACCCTGATTATAGTTATCAAGCATCATTCCGGCGATTGTTCTACCTTTACCAATACCTGTACCGTCACCCAAGAAGAAACCTCTTGTGTTTCCGTTAGGTAAGGTTTGTGAATGGCTCTGTCCGGCATAAGATATAGCTTCTAACTGCACATCTGACAACACGCCATTTTCGACAACGCTCTGCGGAATATTGGGTTTGTATGTAACAACAGGCGGCTCAATAGCACTCATAGCAGCACTCTCACTAACTTTTGCAGGGTGCGGCTGTGTGTTCTTCAGACGAAGCGGCTGTGTTTGATAATGCTCAAATATACTGTCTGTCAGTTCTTTGTGCTTTACTCTCTTTCGAGGTTCAGCTCGTCTTGTCTGTATATCAGATTGTCCGCTATTGCTGTCACCAACTCCAACAGGGTTTTGGTTTCCAACAGGTCCGCTTTGCTGCCCTGTTCCCAATCCTCTGTCCTCGTTAGCCACAACATCTGTGCTTTCGGTTTCATTGATTGCAGGTTTTCCACTGTCTGCATCAGTTGATTGAATACCTTTTCGCTCAGGCTGTTTTTCAAGGTTTGCATTGTTTGTGGATTTTCCCTTATTTGCAAGGCTACCTGCATCAGATACAGTTCTGTTTCCGACATCGGTTGTTTTTCCTGTTGCAACATCTTCTGTGCGTGTAGTTGCAGGGGTTCTTTGTTCATTTGCTGAATAGTCAATAGCAGGTCTTTCATTTCTTATACCTCCTAATATTTCCTGTAACTCTTGCAGGGTATCGACAAAGCCTGTTTCAGTATGAGTTGTAACGCCGTTTTTGTCGATAACAAGCATCTGAATATCAAAATTTGTACCGTACTTATTGTAGTTTTTGCCGTTTATATGGATATTGGCTCTGACATTATACTGTGATTTAATATCTTTCCACCAATTACGGAACGCAGGTGCTCCGTCACCCATACCGTGACCGACAATAGCAACAAGTCTGCCGTTTGGTGCAAGAATTTTAAGAGCCTGTTCAATGTGTTTTGCACCTATTTTTGTATTCTGTATGTTTCTTTCGGACGAAGAAGAAAACGGGGGATTCATAACAATAACGGTAGGTTCAATCTGACCGCCGAGGATATTGTCAAGCTGCTCTGCGTTTTCATTGAAAAATCCGTCAAAAGGTAGGTTTTTCAGAATACTCAATCTGCGTTCGTCAAGTTCATTAACATAAACTGCGGCACCGTCTTTTTTCGCAAACACTGCTATACCGCCTATACCTGCGGACGGTTCAAGCATTATGTCGTTCGCATTTACATTTGCGGCATAATTTGCTAAATAAGCAATAGACGGTGGAGTAGAAAACTGCTGATATTTTATCATATCTTCGGTTCTCTTGGTTTGAGTAGGAAGAAGCTCTAAAAGTTCAAGCATTTTTTCTGCCGACACATCTTCCATTGAAAGTATATGCTGATTCACGCCAAGTTCCATAGCATCATACGCATCTTTTATGGAGTAGGCGTTATCGGCCATAGTGCCGCCAAATGCAACATTAGCTACTTTTGCAAGTTCCGCAGCAGGTATTTTCTTACCGTGTGCCAATCTTGATGCAACGAATTTAGCTATTGCTTTTGTTCCTCTACTCTTTATTATAGCATTATCAGGCTCACTTTTCAATACATCTTCATTTTTTGTAGCTTTTTCAACAGTATTTTTTTCAACCTCTGCCGGAGCTTCATCGGGTTTTTCTTCTGCTGCTGTTGGTTCTTCCTGTTGAATTTCAGCAGTTGTGGTAGTTTCGTCTGCAACAGGTTTAGATTCTACACCTGATTCAAAGAAATCATTGAACACTTTGAATACATCTGCTCCGGGTTCACTCTTAAAAGCAAAACCGGGTAAAGGTTTAAGGTCAAGTGTTTTTGTTGCCTTTGAATAATAGCCGCCAACAGATTTTACAGCACTTAACAGCTTTTTGAAATCATCGGAAGATACACGCTCATTAAGTGTTACCACCCATATCTTTTCATCTTTGTTTGTGTGCTTTGTTTCCGTAAGAGTGCATTTGTCTGTGAGCTTCAAAATCGGCTCTGTATCAGATTTTACACTTTCGGGGGTATCTGTTACGCTTTCAGGTGTTTTTATTACGCTTTCACCCTTTTTTGTTACACTTTCAGGGATTTCAGTAACACTTTCAATCGCTTCTTTCGCAAGAGATTTGAGGTTTGCATCATTCGCAAAGGGGAATTTGTTTCCGTCCTTACGCTCATATTCTGCAATTTTTGATTCTACGGGCATAACCAAACCTGCTATATTTCCGTCAGCATCATAGCCGACAAGTAGTGTGCTTCCCAAAGTTCCACCGCTTACGAGCTTGATTGTGCTGCTACGCTTCTTTAAGGAAGTGACAAACTTTGCATCATAGATATGTGCAATACCACCCACAATACAGATGTTTCCGGGTGAAAACAACATACCCTTGCTTTCTTCCACAGAATAAGGTATAAATTCTGTAACGGTATCAATCACTTTGTTAGAAAGCAGCTTGCGGATATTGTCCGATGTGATTGTCTGCATACCACCTAATGAGGAATAATATTCATTTACAGCATTATTCAAAAATTCAATACCGCTATCATCGGTTTTTAATGCGATATGTCCCTCTGTTACAAATTTTGCCCCCTCTATTTCAAATATGCAGGGTTTGCGATTTCCTTTTACAAGAGTTTTTACCTCTGATTGATTAAAAGGCTTTGCTGCATTTTCAGCTTTTTTCTCGGTTTCTGCTTTCAACAGTTCTGATGCAGTCGGGATATTTTTGTAATATACATCGGGGTTAGCGTGTATTCTTGCCGGAACGATAAGGGCGATAAAATTACCGTCTTTATCGTGAACAGTCCAAGGAGTTGAGAATGTTTTGGAATTTGCCTTGATAACATTCCCCTTTTGATTTGCAGCATCTATATATTTTTGCTGTGCTACATAGTAGCTGCCGCTTATTTCAAAGGCATAGTATGTTCGGTTATCCTTTGCGGTTTCAACTCTCGGATCACCCTGAATAACAACATCATTTTCTGCGTTATAAACTGCTGATAATTTTAAGCCGCTTTTGGTTTCGATTTTACCCTTATACACTTTTTTTACTGCTTCAAGGTTTTTATCGGTTAAAGGAATTGCCATAAAGCCGTCAGTGATAATATCTTCGCCTTTATACATCTTTTCCGCACCCTTGAATGCAGCATAGATGTTTTTCGGGTGTTTCAGGCTTAAAATTTCGCCCTCTGCCGTATCAACAGCAGTGCTTGATACAGATTCATTAACAGGTACATTTTCAGTGCTAACAGGCATATTTTGCTCATTTGTGCTTGTTACAGTTGGCGTTTCTGTATTAACACTGACGGTTATACCTAACTTTGAAAGCTCCTGAGTAACAACTCTCAAAACATCAGGTGACACGCCTATATAGGGAACGGTTTTACCGTTCAATTCCGTAGGAGAGTTTTTAATACCAAGTTTTTCTGTTATAAGCTCCGCATCTGCACCATACACATTATAAAAATCACCATTCAGAGTAAATTTAACAGTGTTAGGTTTGATATCTTCTGAAACAGGCTCAACAACATCTGCTTTTGCAACACCTGATTCAACAGTGCTTGTTTCATCACCATATATCTCGGCTCTTTCACTTGCAAGCTGAACATCAACATCACTGATGATATTTTTAATCTGCGTTGCAACTAACCTGTATTCACCTGCATTTTGAGTATTCGCAGGGATAACATTCTGCATAATGGTCTGCGGCAGTTCTGCGGACAGGTCTTTACCATCTGCGGAAACAACAGCAGTATTGTATTTTTCAGGGTTGCCGCTTTTCAGAGCTTCGGTGTAAGCAGTTGCGTATTCGGTAATCAATTCAACATTATCGGTTACACTTCCTGACGGTATTGCCTTAAAGTTTTCGCCAAACAGTTTCCAATACGCACCCGACACACCTGCTTTATTTTTAATCTCTGTAACAGCTCCGCTTGTGATTTTTGATACATTGTTAAAGACACTGCGTATAGTTTTATCACTACCTACTAACGCCTTTTCAATTTCAAGTGCTGCACCAATAATTTCTTGGCGTGATACATCGTCTGCACCCTTTGCAATAAGGATGTTTTCCAACCTTTTTATTTCGCCGCTTGCAGATTCAGGTGTAAACTTTGTTATTTCACCTGCACCTAATATCTCACCTAATTCACCCGATGCGGATGCAGGGGTAACAGGGGAGCTTGTATCAATGGCAGAAGCGGAAGGAGCTGCCGCAGGTGTACCACTCGTAACAGCAGAGTTCACAGGCGGTACAGAAACGATAGGCGGCACAGGTGTATGTGCATCGCCTGTTGGAGTGCTACCACTTGGGAGAGTAGGAGCAATAGCCGGAGCAGTCGCACCACTGCTTGTAGGTGTGGTTGTTGCTATATCCGTTGTAGGAGTACCGACACCATTCAACACAGCGTTTGCGTTGTTTCTGATAGTCTGCAACTCTGAAAGAATAGAATTAACATATTTATCCTGACCTACCAAACGAATCTTATTCGGGGTAAATGTATAAGTGTTTCCGTCTATCGTTGCATTAAACTCTTTGCCTGTCAAGTACGCTTCCATAGCATTACTGTAACCGACAACATTCTTTGCAAATTTACGAATGCCGGATATATCACTTTTACTGCTGATGTTGGCTTTCGCCATATTCTCATAATCTGATGCCATTTTTTGATACAGGTCATCAAGATATTTTTTGTTTTGTGCCGATGCTTTCATCGTGTTTATACCTGATGAAATCGCACCAAATGCAAAGGCTACGCCAATATCCTTTGCCATTTCTTCAGCAGTAGGTCTGTATTCTTCCGGGTAAAGAAAATAAGTAGATGCAACCTTACCACCTGCAAATGCAGCAGAAGAAAAGCCGTTGCGTATCATTTCAGGAATTATTTTATGCTGTAAGCCTTTGTTAAACAAAATCTTTTCGCCAATAGCTCCGACTTTGCTACTAACAGCACCGCCGACTGCACCGCCTACAAAGTTTGTTCCTGTGCTTACTAAAACATCTTTCAAGCTACCGCCGTCAAAAGCGGTTTCCGTACCACCTGCAACGGCGAAAGTAATACCACTGTTAATAGCAGATTGCACCCACTGTGGACTGCTTGAAATCCATTTAACGCCTTTTGTTGCTGCACTAACGCCTTTTCCCAAAGCACCGAGAGTAACAACAGAACCGACAATATCACCGCCGATGTTAGCGATTTTGTGTTCATTGACAGTTTTTGCATATACATCTGACGGTTTTACCAAATTATCAGGATTTAACCCTGCCTTTTCGTATTGGTATTCTGTACTCCAATCAGATAAAGCACTGATACCGCCGAAAGACAAGCCATCTGCAAAACCAACAATGCTTGACATAAACGCACCCATATCCGTCTGTGCCAAATCATAGCGTATATTATTGTTTGCAAGCTGATACAACACTTCCATATCTGCATCTTCTTGGTCAGTTGATAATTTCTTACCGCCGATACCCAAAAAGCCGCCTTTATAGTTAGGTGTGAAATATGTACGCATTGAACCGTCAACACGCATAGTATGGTTATGTTCTGCCGCCCACTTGATTAAATCGTCATAGTCGAAATCGGCAGGGTCAATGCCGTATCTTGCAAAAGTCGGATTACTGTTTATGCGTTCCTCTTTTGCTTTATTTTCTGCATACACTTTGAAATCCGAAATAGCTTTCTTTTCTGTTTCAGAATGGGGGGTGTAACCCTCAATAGTGTTGTTGGTAAAAGCTCTGTACGCATCATAACTGATTTTACCAAATTCTGTGCCGTCTTGTGATTTTAGAGTGATACCCGGATGTTTTCTGTATTCCGCAATAATATTTTTTTCAGCATCATTCTTTGCTTTATAGCTGTCGAGAGTTCCACCCTCGACAGCTTTATAAGCATCATAACTGACATCACCGAAATATTTACCGTCTGCGGATTGCAAACGCCAAGGAACACTCTCGTTCGGTACAGTTCTAAAACCGTACTTTTTATTTGTTCCGGCAAGGTTAAAACCGTTAGGTTTATCGTTTTTACTCGCCATAATATCTACTCCTTTTTTTCGGTTTATTTTTTAACCATACCGCCGTACTGACCTTCGTGGGATGATTCGTCATACCAAGTTACACTGCCGTCATCCTTTGTTCTGTCCCTGTACTGATTCAACCAATCAGTAGAAACATCAAACGCCTGACAGATTTTTGTTGCATCATCAACATCAATATTGTATTTTTCGGTATTAGTTAAGATAAGCTGCTTTAATCCCTCGGGAGTTATAGTTTCTTTACCCTCATAAATAGGTTTGATAAATCCCTCAATAAATGCTCTTTTTTCTGTTTCGTTTACAGGCCACATACTCAGAAGAACATTATATGCCGCATAGTCATCGCCGCTTGTTTGATATTTTGCAGTTTCCGCAATAACCTCTTTTTCGCCCTGAACCTGTGCGTTTATCTGATTCAAAGCAGATGCAGCTTCTTTGTCAGCAAGAGTGAGCTTTGTATCGTTATCACCCTTTGCGATTTTTTCAGCACTTTCAATCTGCTGTTTTGTCAAGTCATAGTCTGCTGTTCTCTGCGGCTGAATGTATGACACATCACCCTGATTCAAATACTTGCCGTATTCAGAGAAATTACCGAAAATCTTTAAGCCACGCAGTATAGCATATTTGTTGGCAAGTTCAGTATTGCCCTGTGCCTTTGCATTATTGATAAGTTCCTGAAAATCCGTGTCGTTATATTCAGCTTTGAGCTTTCCGTTTTCATCGACAAAGTTTTTAAGAAAAGCATCGTTTTGGATAGCCCATTCAGCAGGTGTATATCCTGAAACGGCAGCCTGTTCGGATTTTCTCGCAACATCGTTATTTTTCGCAGTTTCGTCCTGATTGAATACTCTGTCGATGTTTATACCCATATCAGAAAGTAACGCCCTTGCGTGGTCTAATTTCTGTTGATGTGCTTCAAGTGCAACCATTTGTCCCTGATTGATTAAAGTAGATTGCTGACGAAGTGCATTAGCAGCAGCAAAGCTGTCTATATTGCCACCGTTAGAACCTGCATTGTCTGCAACCTCGTTATCTCTGCCCTGCAAACCTGCAAGGTCGTATTTTGCAAGGATTGCCTTGCCTGTTTCTGTTTCAAAGGGATTTGTTTTCTTCAAATCCTCATATTCCTGATTATATTTTGCAAACAGTTTTTCATTTTCCTGATTAACTGCTGTTGAGGGGGAACGGACTGTGCCGCTTCTGCTGATATAATCATTAAAAGCGTTATCGAGAACCGATGTATCAGACCAATAGGAAACGCCGTCAACAACCGAATCGGGAGTACCTATCTTTTTACCACCGAATGAAACCTCACCTGTAAGGTTATCCCAACTAATCAATTTATCGACATCAGTTTGCGACATACCTTTTGACTGTCCCAAAGAGTACAGATAATCTCTTGTTGAGGTTTTACCCATTTTCGCCCACTTGTCATTTATGGACTTTGCCTGTGCATAGTTAGAAGCAGTGAGTTGGTCGGCAATATCGCCGTAGCCGTTGCTTCTTAACTGTTTATAGTATTCCTGTGCCTTTGCAGCAACACTATTTTTTGTAGCCGTATCACCTGCGTTATTTGCACTATCCCACTGACCTTTCAGCTTGTATATCGCATTTACCGCAGAATATGGATTATACGCCATAGCCGTTTTCACTCCTTTTTAATATCTTCTTGCTTCAAGGAAATCGCTCCTGTGATCCACATTTATTATTGAAACACCCTTACCGGGATTTGACTTTGTGTTTTTACTGCCCCCGGAAGAATGTATCATTTGACCGTTGCCGATATAAATACCAATGTGGCTTGCATTTCCATTCTTACCGAAGAAAATCAAATCGCCCGGCTGCATATCAGCTTTACTTACCGATGTGCCGTAGCTCCTGTAACCCTGTGCAGTTGTTCTGCCGACATTATAACCTGCATCTTTCAGTGCGTTATATACAAAACCGCTACAATCCATACCGCCCTCTGACATACTTTCACCGCCCCAAACATAAGGCGTTCCTATGTAGTTTTTAGCAGCATTTACTATATTGCTGTCTGACTGCGGAAGATTGCCACCTGAAGATGCGAAAGAGGTAGGAGTGATGCCGTTGCCTGTCTGTATAGGCGTTGCGGTTACAGTAGGCGAAAGACCTGTTGCTTGCTGTATAAAGTCTTTCGCCTTTGCTGATACGCTTCCGTTATCGAGTATTTTTTGATAATCTATGTACGGATTTACAAGACCACCGTCTTTGTTAAGAAAAGGATTGATAATACCTGAAGCTTTTTCATTCCCGGAATTAAGCACCTTTGATACTTTATTCCTAAATGACGGGACCGTATTGTCCCAATTATCTTTTATTTTCAGGATATTGCTCATTTCAATCACTCTTTCTGTTCGGTATCTTTTTTAGTATTATTAAGTTCGTAAACAGCACTTTCAATCAGGTTTTTCAAATCTTCTTTAGGGATTTTGAATTTTGCTGAAATCCAATCCACAACATAATCAAATTTTTCTTTACCCTGACCGGGTGCTTTGTAAATCTGTTCTGCCGCTTTAACGGCAATTCTTACCCATTTGAGGACTTTTTCATCACGATAGGTAAAGAATAAGTACACTGCAATTAAAAGCAGAATAAGGGGCAAAATCACGCCCAAAATAACATTAACAATCATAGCTGTTCTCCTTTTTCTCTTTTGCTTTCTTAATTCCGGCTAAACTCCAAAGCTCAACCGTTGTGAACGAGAACCACGCAGCAATTAAGCCTGTCGGTTCGCACGATGTTTTACAGAAAATTATCAGCACAGCAACAGTAAACAGAACATTCAGAGCGATTACCACTGAAACAATAACCTTACTGAAAACGCTTGATTTTTTCTTTTTAGCCATTGCCATTCACCAACTTATACAGAATCCAATAGAGCGACATAAACTCAGGATTGTTTTTTGCTTTATCCAAAGCTTTGACGGCTCTCTGAACTTCGGTAATTTCAATTTTGTGCTTGCCGTTCATAAGCTCCCACACGATGTCGTTACCTGATTCAAGCTTCTTTGCTGCCACTTTTTCATAAGTGATATAGGGCATTTTGCCGTGTTTCGTCCAATTTCTTCTGTTGTAGCCAGCCTTTGTGCAGTTACAAGCTGTAATCTGTACGCAGTTTTTCCAAGCCGGAGTACATTCAACAGCAAGTCCGTCACCGATATACACACCGATATGACCGGGACACCACACCGCTTCGCCAATTTCAAGGTGCGAAAAGTCTGTGGAAACATTAAGGCATTTTGCAATCATACCGTCAGCACTGATGTCAGGAACACCATTAACAGCATATTTTGCACCGCCGTATGTTTTTGTTTTATCGCCGTTCCAACCCCACAGCACGCCCTTAATGAGATTTACACAGTCAAAGCCGAATGTATCAGCCGATGCACTGTTTATCATTGTTTGTCGTGCGGCTTTTTTGTTGTAGGAATGGTTATTACAATACCTTGTTTTGTTTGCTGCATTAAGGGGAGCACCGAAGCAACCCATAACATACAGCGTTTTATAATTCTTTGCAATGTCAATCAACTTTGCAACAAGTTCAGTATTTTTCATTTTCTCAACTCCTTTACGATACAACTTCCCAAGTTCTAACCTCTTTGTAAATATCGTCTATAAACGAATTACCTTTGAGAGCTTTATACGCTTTATAGAGAAATACAAAATTTTCTTTTTCGTACTGCCTGATTATCTGCCTTTCTCGGTTGTGGTAGTAGATACGCAGCATTTCACTACGAAGCTGACACCTCATTCCGTCAGACAGTTTGCGAATCCACGCAATAACAGGGACAATCACACTCAAAAGAATGCCTATCTCTGTTATCAGTGCAGTAGCAGGTGTTAAATCAGGCATTATTCATTCGCTCCTTTTTCCGCATCTAACAACGCCTGTACCGCTTTTCTCAAAGCCGCCGGAACATCGTCAATGGTTTTTAGTCCTTTTTTGATTAAGTTTGCATAAACTTTAGCCACTATTCAGCACCCCCGATTGTTTCGTAGATTTCACACAATGCAAGCTGTGTGTCTGTCAGGTCGTTACCTAACTGCTCATTCTGCTTTGCCATAAGCTCAATGTATTCGTCCTTGCCGTACTGAACCTCTGTATAGCTGAATAAGTCCTCAACAATTTTGCCGTCTTTTTCAACCGGGACAATATCTGTATGCACATATACTGTATCTTTCCCGATAACCAAAGCCTTTGCCTGTTCAGAGTTGCCTTGAACTGTTCCTATAAGTTTCACTTAAACCGCCGCCTTTCGCTTTATATTTTCTTGATAATACTTTTCAAGTGTTGGTTGGAGTGGTGCGATGTACTTTTGCATTAGCCTGAAGCCGTCACACCAAGTCAACCAACCTTTATATGAATTGGCTGAACACCACTCACTGTATGAGATGTTAAGACCTTTTTGGATTTTCTTCTTTATGTTAAGCATTTTCCGCTTAAAGTTTTTGCAGGTGGATTTCCGCAGGAGCTTATATCCGTAGAAATGTCTATAACCTACAAAGTCAACGCCCCTGATGTCTGTCGGAAACACCTGCCAATTATCTTTTACAGACAATTTCAAGTTGTTTTGCAGGTATTCTTCCATATCACGGAGCAGGGCGTGCAAAAACTCTTTAGATTCATTATAAATCGTTATATCGTCCATATATCGGACAATATACTTTACACGCTTAATTTCTTTCAACCAATGGTCGAAATATGCCAAGTAGAAATTTGCAAGGTATTGAGAGAGGTAAGAGCCAATCGGAACACCCTTTTCACCGGGCATACTGTCAATGATTTTGTCTAATAATTCAAGTAAATCATTGTCCTTAAACTTTTTCCGCAGCATCGTTTTTAATATCTCGTGATTGATGTTAGGATAGAATTTGTTGACATCAATTTTCAGGCAATAAGCCGTTCCCGGTCTATCTTCCATATATTTGTCTGTTAATCTCGATGCTTTGTGTATGCCACGCTTTTTAAGCGATGCACAGGTAAAGTTTGTAAATACTTTTCTGAATATAGGCTCTATCTGTAAAAGAATCGCCCATTGTATAATTCTGTCGGGGAAATATGGGAGCTTTGCAAGCTCTCTTTCTTTGCCCTTATCCATAATTTTGCGATATGTATATGGACTGACATTATAGGTTTTATTTATCAGCATTTCCCGAATTTGACCGAGGTAATAATCAGGGTTGCTGTCAACCATTTGTACCGCCTTATAGTGGGATTTATCTTTTCTTGCGTTCTTATGTGCAAGACGAAGATTATCCATATCGCAGATTTTATCGTATAAATTTCCGTATCTTTTCACTAACTACACCTACTTTTTGATGTTTGTTTTACCGAGCTTTCGACATTTAAGCTACTAACACGGTGTGAACCTTTTTATGTTTTGCCAAGAGGCAAGGCAATTACAGTTATATTCCAAAATAAAACATTGAGTGGCCGCCGATATTGACATCGGTATTGTCGGGATTATAATTGACATTCAGTTGAAAAGCACCTGCATTCGCACTGTCATTGAAATAGCCGCCAAAGACAGGTACATAGCCGTCATTGAAATTCGTATAATCCTAAAAGAGCCAAGAAGCCAAAAGGTTCTTAATTCTTTTATAATACTGAATCGTAGTATCAACCGTTCTGTAATTGCCTGTGAGTATTTATGTCGTTGTAGCA